GATAATTTTCCTAATTTAGCGATATAGTTATCCATCATATGATCGTATGCACCAAGGAATTTCTGACCCTTTGTATAAGCTTTTGCTCTACTACGAACCATGTCTTTTATTTGTTGCCACGGTGTTAGGTTTCTAAATGCCCCGTAGTAATTTAAATACATATGAGTTCCGTGATGAGCAAACCCCATTAACAGAAAAGGAACCTTGGTAACATCGTCACAGTTATTTTGTACTCTATAGTGTTTAACTGTTAGGCTGTTAACGTATTCTTTATTACCCACTCTAGGTGAGCCAAATGTTACTAATGCTATAACTTTTGACTGCATTCTACCCGAAGCAATTGTTGCCATTGCAGCACCAAGACTATGCCCTGTTACATAAAGGCTATCGATATTCGCAACAGCTTTTTCTATTGCAGGCCATAGCTTGTTGATTTCACCTTTAAAGCCCACGTGGATCTTACCTCCAATGGCTTCAATATTCTTACCAGCTTTTAAATCAGCTAATATGTCTGACGGTTCAGTAACTTCCGTACCTCTAAAACTTAATACATGACCCCCATCATTATTTTTAAGAAGATATGCTTGTGCATTATCAATATCAAAAAATTCAACAATGGTATGTCCGATGGCTTTAAACTTAGTCTTGGCTGTTTTTGGGTCTTCGTAGGTAATTGCAGCTATGTTAGCAAATACTAATAATTGTGTTTTTTCCATGATTATTCCTATGTTTAATTTTAATATTTATCAAGGTAAAAATTTACCTATCAAGCCATTAACTATTTTATCTGATAAGTCATCCGGTAAGAACTTTAGAAACCCTAAAAAGTATAATGCCACACATCCATAGATAAATATCTTTAAACACATATCAAAAGTTTTTTGGTATTCGTTCATCTTCCGCACCTATTACCTGTTTGACAAAATTGCATTAGTTCATATCCACCAATAAACAATATGAACAGGACAAAGGAACAAGCACCTATAATCATTGCCCATTCATTCAACTCTGCTTCTTTTTCTTTTCGCTTGCGCTCTTGAGCATTAAAAAGTCTTATTTCTTGTGCGTCGTCTGCATCCATTTCTGCTTGCTTAGCTTTAGCTTTATTCCACACGTCAATCTTACCAGCGGCCATGAAGAGCATCTTGAGTTCTTCCTCGAAAGCACGTGCTTGTTCTAATGCCATTTCAATTTGAAGGGCGGTTCCCATGTTGGATTTGCCACCTGTTTTCTTGGCCTCCATTAGAGCTTTAGTAGCAGTGCTTTTAGCGTCAAACATCTTGCCAATCATGGGAGCAAGAGACCCCAAATCGTTAGCAACTGCGCTGGCCTTTTTAACCATGCTTATTGCAGATTGTATGCCTGCAAGGGCTGTCATCGGATCTATCATTTTTGTTTACCTTTTTTTTCTTCTTTTCTCCACTCTAAACAAATCACTTTTCTATTATAGACATCTCCGACCCATGTCCATCTTACACATTCAGGTCTTTGAATGTACATATACATAGCAAGGGCAGTAGCAAACATTATTTATTTGCCAATGGGTTATCGATAGCTTTTTGAATTTTGCTATCCACTTCTTTCTTTAATCCTTCAACTTCTTTAGATATTTCTCTGCGGGCATCTGCCATTTCTTTACGAATGGCATTTACTTCGCCTCGAGCTTTATCCAAATCTTCACGTACATCTTTGCGAGCCTGGCGCATTTCTTGCTCCGTCTCTCTTTGTGCTTGTTTAACACTACGCTCTACCTGTTCTGTAACTGATTCATTACGACGAATATCATTCTTTAAGTCAGTCTTAATATCGCGAGTGTAGTCGGATGTTTTGGAACTGTTTTCTTCAATAACTGCTAATCGTTTATCAAATCCCGACAAGTCTGGCGCTTCGTATGATGCAATCTTTTTCTTCATACCTACGTAATCTTTATATACTTCAAACGTACCATACAACCCACCGAGAACAGATGACACAATAGTAGCAGCGACCATTAGTTTTGCCGGTGTAAATTCGTATCCGCCAATACTAATAACAGTATCTTTACTTGCATATTTCTTCACTGCTGCTTCTGCTTCGTCAATCTTAGCGTTGACGTTTTTTATTTCTTCCGACATTTTATTTCCTTTTTTATTTTTATGAAATTATAAAACATAACACTATGATTATCCCTGAAACTATTATGGATGCACACACTAAATTATAAATGCGTTCTCCCATTTTATTCTCCTAATTTATATTGTCGATTAACCATTTCTTGATGGAGTCTATCGCTACCCAAGCCTCTTAGTAATCTAACATTATCTGTAACTGTTTGATTTCTGTAAATTTCCTTTGGTGCATAAAATGCAACATCTGGCATCATAAAGAAATACTGCGAATAATTTGCGGGTTGTTTTGCAATTGATTCTATTGTTATATTCCCTGCCAACTCATTGTTATCTACATTTTTTACAACAGCACTATTTTGCTGAGAGTTATCATTTGTTTGCATTATAAATGGTCTTGCCTCCATTGCAGTTTCAACTACATTTCTATTTCCAAATTTTATACCTTCATTTGTAGGTGTGTCAATTTGAATTTGAGAGGTATAACGAATTGGCGTATTTAAGTTATATGATAATAATGGTGGTGCAATTGCTAAAGATAATTCTTGTCTTATAACCGGTGGTTGATATTGAACCGAGTTAACTATAGGTTGAGTATACAAATCTATCTTAGGTGGTTCATATTTAGGTGACTGTAAACTAAACTGATATCCCACATTTACATTATCTTGTTTTGCGGCCGCAGATGTATTTTGTTGGTTACTACCTGAAGAATTAGAAGTCTGTTGACTAGATGAACTACTTGCCATTGACTGTTCTAATCTGGAAGTATTTAATACAGTATTAGATTGCAGATTACCTTGCAATGCTACAGCGCCACTTTGCATAGGATTTGATAATGATTGTACACCTGATGTTTGAACTGAACTTGTTGCTTGTGAATTGCTTACGGCAATACTTTGAGATTGCGAATCCCCTGCAATTTTTTCAGCAGTTTGTTTTGCGGTTTCGCCAGCAGAGAATGCTTGTGCATCGGCCGCTTGTACTACAGACCTTTCCAATGCGGCAGTTTTTTCTTGATTTGAACCAATCATATTAAGAACTGACGATAGAGAAACTGTAGACTTTGAACCACCACCAGAATCCGACACTTCACCCACTTTCGTTTGTGTTGATGATGGTTGTGTAGTCGATGCCTGTTGAGTTGGGCCCGGAGGCAATGGACCATTTTGTTGTGATGATGAAGATTGTGTTGTATCTGGCGGAGGAGGTAATAAACTTCCGTATGTTCCAGTTGGTGAGATCAATACACTATCAACGAGTATTGTAGTTCCAACAGGTGTTGTTTCTGTTGTCAGCCCTGCCATTGTTGGTTGCGGTGCTAATTTAGCCAATGCATCAAAATAACCAGGACAAGTTGGACTACTCAAAATATTTGTTGCACATGGGTCTACAGAATACTTTAAACTAAAATTAACATTGTAAATTTCAGGACCATACGTGCCAGCCCAAAAGTTATTATCTCTACCCACAAAACCATACTGAACACTTCCCAAATCCTTAGATGCAAAGGGACTATTGAATGTTTCAGAATAATTGAATGTGGTCCAGTTGAACCTAGAATTCAAATCATAGTTTTTGTTGAATACAGTAGAACCTTTTGGATCATAGAAACTAACGTATGCAGTAAGATAGTCCATTCTTCCATCATCCCATCCATTTCCGTTCTTAGCAGTAAATCCAAAATTATATCCGTTTACTAAAAGACCGGTTCCACTGTTTGGTAGAACATTGGCAATTGCTTGCATTTGATATAAGTTTGTTGTGCCGTAAGAGAAGTTGATAACACCTCCAGGACGAACAGTAGGATTTGGTCCGCAGTTTCCAGAATCACCTGCACCCCAACAAGTTAATTGGTCTTGATAAACACCGCCAACCCAAGGCGTAGGGCCACCCTGAGGAGTATTCAATACAATATTCCCCGTAGTGTATACTTGAGTTGGGTCTAGTGTTTGCGCTTTACTTAAAAGCGGCGTGAACAATAATGCCAAGCAAAGAGCCGAAGCCAATGTTTTTAGCAGTTTCATATTTGTCTTCTTTAGGTCGTTGTGGGATTTTATCTTTATTATCTTCCCATGTAAGTTTAGCCTGTTCGCCAATCTTACCCTCAATAGGACAAGGGGTTCCTGCATTTAACATTGCGTTAAACACACGCTCATCCTGACACATGACTGCTACTGCAGCAACTTTCATTCCCATATCATAAAGGGTTTTAGAAAGTTTTAATCTTTCACAATTTAAATCTCGCAGTGTACCGCCGGATGATACACCAAATACTTGTGTTTGAACTGATCCAGCTGATCCTGTTGTGCATAAATCATTGTTACCTCCGCTCATCATTGAGGGCGCAACTGCTGTAGGCGGGGGTTGAATTACTCTTTGTGTAATAAGAGTTTCGTTTTTATTAATGTTAGTTACTTCGCCAGAATTTATGTTCTGATTAATGTTTGCATTTTGATTGACATTATTGTTCGTATTAACACTTTGCGATGTAGATGTACTAATATTACGATTTGTCATATCGCCAGTGTTGACATTGTTATTCTGATTTGTAGAAGTACTTACATTGTTATTCTGATTTGTAGATGCACTTACATTATTATTATTGTAAGTCATCGTACCTGTATTTTCGTTTTTGTTAATGTTGGTAGATGTACTAACACTATTGTTATTGTTATTGAAAGTCTGTGTACCGCTATTTACATTATAGTTTGTATTTGTATTTGATGACGTAGATGAATTTTGATTAATATTCGTCATCGTTCCGCTATTAATATTATTATTAGTATTAACATTGGTACTGGTACTTGCATTGGTGTTTTGGTTAATATTCGTTAGCGTACCGCTTTGAATATTATTGTTAGTGTTGACGTTATTATTTGAGCTGGTGCTTGTATTGACGTTATTATTGTTGTTCGTCATTGTACCAGAATTGACGTTGTTATTATTATACGTCATTGTACCAGAATTGACGTTGTTATTATTAAACGTCTGCGTACCGCTATTTATGTTATTATTTGTATTAACATTGGTACTTGTGCTAGTACTTGCGTTGTTGTTATTGTTAGTATTTGTAGATGTACTATTTACAGTAGATGTGCTTGTTGCATTACTGTTACTTGTAGAATTGCTATTACTGTTAACTGTACTAACACTATTTGAAGTACTGTTGGTGTCTACTAATGACTTACTGTCGTAAGTTCCTTGATTAATTAGACTTGTAGTTCCAGTTGTTGTCCCTCCTGTTGTGCTAGAGGTTCCGCTTGTCGTTTGAGCTGATATGCTTCCAAACATCATAACAAAAAGTGCCAATGCGGCAATCTTTCTGTCGAACATTTTTTCTCCTTTTGATTAATATATTATATATTCGGTCATCTTGATGCATAATTTTATTGACATTTCATTGGTTTTACTATATAATGATACAATTATTTATAATGTCTAAGAAAGTTTTTAATGAAGTTTTATACAAACGTGAATCAGTATGGCAATCGGATTCTAGTTCGGGGCGTAAATAATGGTAAAACGGTTCAAGATAAGATTGAATTTAAGCCAAGTCTTTATACGAAATCCCAGAAACAAACTCAGCATAAGTCGTTATTCGGAGATTTTCTTGAGGAAATCGAGTTCGCAGATATAAATGACGCCAAAGATTACGTCAGTCGTTATAAGGAAGTTGAGAATTTCCCTATTTTCGGTAACACAAATTACGCTTATCAGTATATTACAAAGACGTTTCCTGGCGAAGTAGAGTTCGATATTTCACAGATTAAAATTTGGTCATTGGATATTGAGACATCTGCAGAACTTGGATTTCCCGATGTTCGCGATCCAAAAGAAGAATTATTATTAATTACGATTCAAGATGCAAATACTAAAGAACTTGTCACATTTGGAACAAAACACTTCAATGTAACAAAAGATAATCATACTTATATTCAATGTCGGGATGAGTATGATCTATTACAGAAGTTTGTTCTATATACTCAGGAAAATTGCCCCCATATCTTAACAGGTTGGAACTTAGAGTTTTTCGATATTCCATATTTGTGTTCTCGTATTGCCCGTATTCTTGGAGATGAGTATGTTCGTAAACTATCACCCTGGGGTGTAGTGAAGGCAAAAGAGTTTACCCGTATGAATCGTACAGAACTAACATACGATATTCTGGGTGTAGCAATTTTAGACTATCTTGATCTATATAAGAAGTTTACATATTCTGCGCAAGAATCATATAAGTTGGATCACATTGCCAAAGTAGAACTCGGTAAAGAAAAGTTATCGTATGCAGAATATACTTCATTCCGAGACTTTTACAAAAATGATTGGCAAAAGTTCGTTGAGTATAACGTGATTGACGTGGAGCTCGTTGACCAACTTGAAGATAAGATGAAGTTGATTGAGCTGATTCTTACTATGGCGTATGATGCTAAGTGTAATTATGTAGATGTATTCTCAGCTGTAAGAACTTGGGATTGCATCTTGTGGAATCACTTGTGGAATAAGAACATTGTTGTTCATCAGAGAGAAGGATTGCCTAGCAGACCTATTGTAGGTGCGTTTGTTCAAGAACCAAAACCTGGACAATATGATTGGGTAGTATCATTTGATGCTACAAGTCTGTATCCAAGTATTATTATGCAGTATAATTTGTCTCCAGAAACACAGGTCAAACGAGAAACAAAGAATACTACAGTTGAACAATTGCTACAGAACAAATATAATTTAGATGATCTAAAAGAAAAGAACTTGTGTATGTCGGCAAATGGGTTCTGTTACACTAGAGAAAAGCAAGGCCTGTTCCCTGAGATTGTACAGAAGTTATTCGATGATCGACAAAAGTATAAGAAGCTTATGTTGGCTGCTCAATCTAAATATGAGGAAACAAAAGATAAGAAGTGGCAAAAAGAGATTGCAAAGTTTAATAACTTTCAGATGGCTCGTAAGATTCAATTGAACTCGTTGTTTGGGGCATGGGGCAATGAGTTTTTCCGATTCTATGATGCCAACATTGCTGAAGGCATTACTATGTCGGGTCAGTATATTATTCAGACAGTGGGCGCAGCTTTGGATGAATACTTAAATAAAGTGTGCGGCACAACAGATCGCGTATATTCATTCTATTCAGATACAGATGCTTGTTATATTACACTTGATCCATTGGTTCAAAAGTTCTATAAAGATCAACCAAAAGAAAAGATTGTTGAAATTCTAGATAAAATTTGTAATGAGAAGATTGAAAAGGCAATTAACAAGGCCTG